AAACTTGAATTACAGGCTGATATCGCATATCCGCCCATTAAACCTATTGATGTGCTTGGTAAATTTGAAGTAGAAGAGTTGATATGACTTACTTTTAAGCCAGTTAACATGATACAATAAAACCATGTCAATTGGAATTTACTGTATTAGAAATATAGCAAATGATAAGCGTTATATAGGCTCTTCTAGAAATATAGAGGCCCGCTGGCGTGTTCACAAAAGTCATCTCCGTCATCGTAAGCATCACTCAGATCATCTTCAAAAGTCATACAATCTTGATAATTGTTTTTCTTATGAAATATTAGAGCATGTTGCTGATTTATCTAAGTTAGAAATAAGAGAACAATATTGGGTTGACTATTTTCAGTCATATAAAAGCGATTATGGCTACAATGCTGTAAAAACAGTATCTAAGATCGATCCACAAAGAATGCGTGAACGCTGGGCAAAACCGGGTGAAAAAGAAGCACAATCTGTTCGCATGAAAACTATATGTTCTTCAGCTGAACATAAATTTAAGCTGTCTAATGGTCATATAGAATACTTTCGTGATCCTAATAATCGATTGAAAAAGTTAGAACAAATACCTCATAAAAAGATGGTTCGCCATATAGAATCTGGCAAGATCTATCTATCTATCTATTAATCAGGCAGCTAAGAGCTTAGGTGTTTCTATTGTTAAGATAAGAGATAGCGCTAATGGCAAAAGAAGGTCAAATGGTGGAATCTCATTTGAATGGGTAAATCATGAAGAAACGTAAACCTTTAGAAATTGATGGTGTTCTTGGTTCTGAGTTAAGAGATACTCAAGGCGAAATGCTGTCAGTTGAGGGTGCTGATATATCCGAATTAGAAGCTGGTCGTGGTCGCTGGAATGATAATCATGGTAAGGGCTTTTTTAATTCTATTGGTCGTATCACAAAAGCTAAAAAAATCTTTAAAAAAGAAGATTGCGAAGACGATAGGCAGAGATATTATTGGGATAAAATCAAAGCACCATATATCTATGGGGCTGGATATCTTTATGATGATGACGACCATCCTAATGCCAAAGCCGCTGCTGCCATCTTACGTAACATCCATAAAGCAGATACACCGTTACAGTTGAAAGCTTCAGTTGAGGGTGGCGTCGTAGCGCGCGGCATTAAAGATCCATCTCTTTTAGCTAGAACAAAAATCCATTCCTGCGCTTTAACTTTTACTCCCGCGAATAATGCCACATTAATTGAACCCATGAGTCTTAAGAAGTCTCAGTATGATGAGATTGCCGATATGCTTCTAATCAAATCGGTAATGCACTTGGCTCAGACAAACGTTCCATCGTTCCGTCATATTGCTAGAGATGCATCTGCTACTAAGGTACAGAACAATCTCGCCAAACTAGTTGATTTAATGAAGGAATTAGGAATTGAAGGCGAGATCACCATACCTTCAAAAGAATCTATTCTTCGTAAAGCTTTAGAGCAAAAGATACAGTCGAATCTTGAAGAGATTCACGCTAAGATGGCTTCTCTAAAAAAAGAAGAACTAGAAAAAGCGAAGATGAAGAATGCTATGACTGCTGCCGGTATAGGCGCAGCAATGGCTCTAGCTCCATCGATGGTTTCTTCGAGTGAACCAAAGGTTCAAAAACAACCTGTCGTACAGCAGCAAGTTAATCCTAAGGTTGAATTAAACGATGTGTTAGCTAATACCAGCAAGCAGTATCCATTGCTTGGTGCTATTGCTAACGTTGAATCCTCAAATGGAAAGAACCTTCAGCATAAGACAATGAACGAAGGTATTCACAAGGGAATGACTGCTGGTGGACCTTACGGAATGATGCCGCACTCTGCTGCATTTATCCTTCAAAAAGATCCAGAACTTGCTAAAAAGTACCCTAAGCTTTTAGCTTCGGCAAAAGATGTTAGCAAGCATCATAAAGATTTTACAGACGCCTTTAATAACGATCCGCAAGCCGCAGCCGACTTTGCAGTCGCCTTTTATAAGAGAAACAAAGGGAAGACTAAGTCCGACCAACAGTTGACTTACAGTTGGCTGAACGGTTTGAAGGGTTCGTGGGACAAATATAAAGAGGGCGGCGAACAAGCTCTCGATGAGCATCCTTATGTTCAGAATGTTATGAAGGAATATAGCAAACTGAAGCCTAAGAAAGCCGAGAAACCTAAGCAAGATAAGCCACTTAAGAAGGCTATGACTGCTGGGTATGGCGGTGGTGGAAGCCCTGGCGCTTTATCAGGTGGTGGAGTACTCCAAAGCGAAGCCTTGGACGAAGGACGGTCGAAACTAAAATATATTAGTTGCGATAATTGTGGAAAAGAGCAAGTCTACTCGAAACACCAGGTAAAATGTAGGGAGTGTGGTCACGGTATGAGTTTTGAAAAGCTCTATGGTGCCATGCGCGGTAACAAGAAGTAACGGCTACGTGTTTAAGTCTAGGCACGTGGTATATTTAATAAGAAATTGAGTTGAAACTCAAATTGTAAAAGGAGATAACCTCATGGCAAATTCTGTAGCTATTCTTAACAAGATGGCTCGTAACGCGACGATGCTCGGTCAGACTGTTGTGTCACAAAGTCAAACTGCAGTTGTAATCGCTAACGGTTCAAACAACCTCACAATCAGCTACGCTAATGCAGTATTCAGCCCCGCTGTTGTTGGTGGCGTTGATCCTACTGTTAGCCCGTACCTTGGTATTGGTGTTGGCAACCCTGGTCAGCTGGTTCTCCAGTCTGCAACTGGAACGACTGTTCCGACTGTAATCGACGGAGCTATTGCAGCTCAAGTTCTTTGCATGTTGGCAGCTCTTGCTAACGACATCATCATCATGTCTGATGACGGTGTAACGCAACTCGCACGTATTCGTGGTCAAAGCGACATCATCGGCCTTGGTCAGTAATCTTAAACAGAACACTGATGAAAGGAGACGATCATGGATAACAAACTTACTAAAAGCCTCACCGATCTAATCGACGAGACTCTGATGGAACTTGACGAATTGCGTAAATCGCGTTTCGCCCCAGCTGAGATCAAAATCGAAGGTCCTGGTGCTGGTATCGACGGAAAGCCTTCTAATGGTGACCTTCACGCTAAAGGTGAAGACGCTAAAGACGAAGACAAAGACGAAGATAAAAAAGACAAAGACATGGACAAAGGCGAAAACGAGCTTGCTGCAAAAGGCGAGAACGAAGAAGCCGCTAAGTCTGACAAAGATGACAAAAAAGACGATAAAGACGAAGACAAAAAAGATAAGAAAGACAAGGACGCCAAAGGCGGACAAGAGCACGAAGCTGAAGAGCGTAAGGCTATTGGAAAACTTGCTGACTTAGCTGATATGAAGAAATCTTTAGACGCTTCTGAGTCTCTTATGAAGAGCTATGTTGAAGAGCGCGTTGCTCCTCTCGAAGCTAAACTTTCTACGATCCTTGACTTAGTCAATAAGATTGCAGATCAGCCTGTTGCTCCTCGCGGTGCAACTGCTAGAACTACCCCACTGTTGAAATCAGCAGATGAAGGTGATTCTGAACCACTAACAAAGGCTCAGGTAGCTTCCAAGCTATTTGAATTGAAAAAATCGGGTACTCGCGTTGACTCTTTAGATATTACTAAAGCTGAAATGGGACAGGACCTTAAACAAATCGCTAAGAAATACGAGATTTCGTAATCAAAGGAGAATGCGAAAATGATGACTGATGCAGTTAATCAAATTCTACAGGGGCTTGATCAAGGTCTCGTGTCTACACAGGACGTCGAGAACCTGAATAAAGCAATTACCGCCGGATACGGTGGAGCTGGTAAACCTACAGACCTCACTTATGGTGGTGTCCTTCAGGCTGAATCGTTGGAAGCTACGCTTAAGAGCGTAACCTTCGACATGAAGAACCTGAAAATGTGGCCTGCTATCTCCGTTGATAAGGCATACAATCTGTTCGAGCAATACAATCGCTTGATCAGCTACGGTTCAGACTCAGCACCTTACATTGGTGAAGGTGGAGCGCCGATCGAAGAAGATTCGACGTACGTTCGTGACGGACAAAAGATCGTGTTCTTCGGTACACGTCGTAAAGTCTCTCACCAAATGACTTTGGTCCGTACTACTGTTGGCGACATCGTTGCACAACAGGCAAAAGAAGGTACTATGCACCTTCTGAAAAACGTTGAGCGTGAGATGTACTGGGGCCATGGCCACTTCCTCAATCGCTTGACTGGTGCTGCTAACGGTTCGCCTGCTGATCTTCCACAGAACAGCATCGCAATGAGTGGTTTGCTTCAACAGTTGCTTAAAGGTGACCAAGACGTTCTGATGCGTTCTGGTGACTTCGAAGGTTACGGCGACGCTCAGTCGATCGCTCAAAACCTCGGTGGTAACGTTATTGCTCAAGATGATATCGAGCGTCTCGCAGTTATCGCGTTGGAAAACTTCGGTTCTCCTTCGGAACTCCACATCGAACCAGCTGCTTTGTCAGCGTTCGTGAAGCAGTTCTATCCTCAGTTCCGTTCAGCTCCGGGCCTTTCTAACCAAACAGTTGGTTATGATGTTTCGAAGATGACGACTACTGCAGGAACGGTTGACTTCAAGCCGAACTTGTTCTTGCGTCCTCGCAGCGGAGCTCGCGCTCTTGCTGTAAGTGCTCTCGCTCCTGCTCCTGGCGCTCTCGCGATCGCTTCGGCAGCTTCTGGTACTGGATCGCAGCTTGTTGCTGGTACTTACCAAATCAAGGTTACCTTGGTTAACGACGCTGGCGAATCTATCCCTACACAAGGTGCTGCTGTTACTTTGACTCAAGGTCAAAACATCACGCTGACTGTTTCGGGAATGCCTGCTAACGTGAAGTACTTGAAAGCTTACATCTCTGCTCCAGGCGGCGCTGTTGGAACTGAAAAGTTCTGCGGTAACTTCGCTAACCAAGGTAACACAACTTACCTGATGGCTGGTGCTCTGCAAGCTGGTCTTGGCGAAGCGTTCTTGCTTGATATGTCGGCTGAGTGCATGAAGTTTAAACAACTTGCACCTTTGTCGAAAATCAACTTCGCAATCGTTACGACTGCTCTTGAATTCGCTATCGTGATGTACGGCGCTCTGTTCGTATACACTCCGCGCTTCAATTGTCTTTTTGAAAACGTGGGAAAATAATTGTTAAATAAAATCAACTAGTTAGAAAACCGGAAGCAATTCCGGTTTTTTAATATATAACTCTTATTTAAGAACGTAGTATAATGAAATCATGAAAAACTGTAAGAGATGCGATAAAGAGATACCAAGAAATAACTACTGCGGTAAGTGCTATACGCTTAACTTTCGAGAGCGTAATCCAGGTCGTATGGAGGAGTTATGTGCTAAGTATTATGAAGAAAATAAAAATCATGTTATTTCTAGAGTGAAACAATATAATAAAGAAAATTCAAAACAAGTTAATGCTACTCATAATGAATGGGTAAAACGAAGCAATTACTTTAATAATCGCTATAATACTGATATTCAATACAAACTAATTAAAATCCAGCGTGCGAGAATTCATGCGGCTCTTCACGGAAAGAATAAATCCCAAACTACTCAAGAGCTAATCGGCTGCTCAACTGAATTTCTCAAAGACTATATAGAATCAAAGTTTGAACCAGGTATGACTTGGAATAATTATTCTGTTAATGGTTGGCATATCGACCACATTAAACCGATTTCTCTATTTGATCTAACGGATCCAGACCAATTAAAAGAAGCCTGTTGCTATATAAATCTTCAGCCAATGTGGGCGGAAGAAAACCTTAAGAAATCCAACAAAACTATAGAGTAGAATAGAGATATGTTCGGAATCACTATCGATGAACTTGAAATACTCTCTAAAGCCGTAGATCCTAAGGATCTCAAAGCGTTCATTACACATTCGAAAGTGATGAATGATAAGAATGCGAAGATGCCTGCGCGTGTTAAAGCTGCAGAAGAAGTCTTCCGTCTAGGTCTTGCACACTCTAAAGCAAACCCCAAAGAACCGCCTCTTAAAGCACTCGCCGCAGACTTTACTCCTGAGCTAGAAGCACCTGTTGCTCCAGCACCAGTCGTAGCAGAACCAAAGATTGATCCACCTACTGGTGCAGCACAAGCTGGTCCTGTAGTAAATGTTCCTACTCCAGCCGAAGTTCCATTCCACGAGGAATTTGCGAGACATCACGGCGGAGACCCTAAAGCTATTAAAGCCACTTTCGATGCTATGACTCCTGAGCATTTGGCAACTACGAAAGCATGGCACGCAGAACAACTTCAGAACAAGATGCAGAAGAGCGTAGAAACACTCTATACGCTATTCCAGACACTCAAGAAGCAGCTATAACGGTTGATTCTAATCGTCGTCTGTATAATGTCTCTATGAAAAAGGCACGTTATATCTGTCTCGAAGGCACTGAAGGCGTAGGAAAAACAACTCAAACGCAGAAGTTGGTAGATACCCTTCGCGCGCGAGGATACACCGTATTGCAAACGAAAGAACCGGGCACACCTCTCGTTCCGTTGACAATGGCGTTGCGAGGGATCATGTTGGACAATCAATACGATGCTGTTCTGACGAAACCTGCAAGAGAATTTATCTCTCAAGCGATCCGTTCTATTCATCTCGAACGACTTATCGTTCCTTCTCTAAACGAATATGATTTCATCATTCAAGACCGAGGTATCCTCAGTGGATATGCTTACGGTACTGCATGCGGCAATCTTACCGAAGATCTCATCAGTATGGCTAATCAGAACGTTGATTCTGCCGATAATCAGCTCGGAATCTTCCCTCCTTCCGCAGAGCAGATCTATGAGACTGTAATATATCTTCGAGGGGATTCTGTCAAAGGTTTGGCTGCGGCCAAACAGGCGAAGCAGGAATTTTCTGCTGGCGACGCGATGGAATCTCGTGGAAACGATTTTATTAGTAAGTGCGCATTTTACATGGATAAGCTGTCCGAGCGCTTTAACACTGTTAGAATAGACGTTGACGGCAAGTCAATTGAAGATGTACATAACGAGATACTTGCCGGTCTCGGATTGGGGAAATGATGGCTAAGTCCAAGGCGCGTAAAAAGAAACAGTTGACTGGCCCGAAAGTGCTGATCTTTGATATCGAGACCGCTCCTATCATTGCACACGTTTGGAGCCTATGGGAAAACAATGTATCCCTCAACCAGATCGTGTCCGATTGGCACGTCTTGAGTTGGAGCGCTAAATGGCTCGGAGACGCGCCTAATAAGGTCATGTATATGGACCAACGCGGCGCTAAGAACATTGAAGACGACAAGAAGATTTTAGAAGGTATCTGGAATTTGCTTGACGAGTGTGATGTCGTTATCACACAGAACGGTAAATCGTTCGACCAGAAGAAGTTGAATGCACGCTTCATCCTGAACGGCTTCCAACCGCCTTCTTCATACAAGCATATCGACACTAAAGTCATTGCCTCTAAGCATTTCAAGTTCACGTCGAACAAGCTTGAGTATATGACCGACAAATTGAACAAGACCTATAAGAAGCTTAAGCATACTAAATTCCCGGGACACGAGATGTGGGCCCAGTGTTTAGCTGGTAATCTTGAGGCTTGGAAAGAAATGGAAGTCTACAATAAGTATGACGTCCTTGCCCTTGAAGAGCTTTACAACAAGCTTATCCCTTGGGATAACAGCATCAACTTTAACGTTTATCATGATGAGGTAGATCACGTGTGCAAATGCGGTAGCACTACATTCATTAAGAACGGCTTCTACTATACTTCTGCAGGCAAGTTCCAGAAACACAAGTGTCGCAGCTGTGGAGCCGAACACCGCGATAAAGAAAACCTGTTCAGTAAGGAAAAGCGCCAATCACTCAAGATGGCGACCCCTAAGACGTAATGAAAACGTGTTCGGATTGTAAAGAGACTAAAGAATTATCTGACTTCAAAACAAGAAAGTCAGGTGTTTTGTACGCTAAGTGTAGATCTTGCTGTTACATAGATGATGTGTCTTGGCGCAACAACAATAGAGATCGATACAGAGCTGGACAGCTGAAAGCAAAATTTGGCATCACTCTGGAAACTTATAACCAGATGTTGGCCCAGCAAAATGAAAGATGCTTGGGATGCAACAAGCATCAGTCTGAATTGAAGATTAATATGGCTGTAGATCACTGTCATGGGACAGGTAAGATTCGCGGCCTTTTGTGTGACGCCTGCAATAAGGCCGTTGGCTATATGAAGGATAACCCTTTAGTTGCTGATAACCTTGCAGCCTACTTAAGGAAGTTCTAATGCACTTTAAAGAGCTTGAAACAAAATACTATGCTGACGATATCGACATGGCTGATTTCATCAAGCTCGTGCAGCCTCTTAACCCTACATGGATGATGGTATCTTCATATGATGACTACTTTGTCAACGACTCGGACGAATTCATCAGATACCGTTACCATGAACACATGGGTGAGCTTACGATCAAACGGAAGACAACCGGAGCTAATAATAACAACCGTGTCGAGGTCAACGTCCCGACTGACGGTAAATCTGGTGCGGCTATTGAAGCTTTTGCAAGTCTGTTAGGCTATAAGAAGAACTTCTCTATCTTTAAGACCTGCAAGATTGCGTTCCTTGAAAAGGCTGTACTAGTCTATTACATCGTCTACGACGAAAACCTCAATGAAAAGAAGCGGTTTATCGAAGTAGAGGCTAAGGAAGATTACGCTTGGGCCTCTGAGGAAGAAGCCTGGGCCATGGTTGTACAGTATGAAGATATGCTGGCCCCGCTAGGTATCTCAGCTAAGAATCGACTTAAAAAGTCACTATACGAGATGTTCAAGAAATAAGATACTCGACAGCTCTCTTTAGGGTCTCTGGATTATCAAAACTGTTACCTAAAAGCGTATTGCAGTTTTGACATAAGAGACCTCTAATTTTACCTGTCTTGTGGCAATGATCGACAGCTAGTCGCTTTGCAAACTCTGTCCTATTTCTTTTACAGATCTTACAATTGCCCTCTTGTTCTATATACATTTGCTCATAAAGTTCAGGAGTAATTCCATACTCCCTCTTTAGATCGCGGTATCTCTTTTTAGAATAATTATTGTCATTCCACTTTTTATTAGTGGCTTTATTCTTTTCAGGGTTAGCCGCTTTCCATTCTCTAGCGATACGCTTAGTACATTCTTTACAGCGTCCCTTTCGTTTAGGTGAAAATTTACCCTTATAGAAGTCTTCTTGTGATTTATGCTGTTCGCAAATAGTGCAATATACTGTTTCCATGCTTTAATTATATCATGTATCCGATGTTGAACCCGACAAATCACCTGAAACTTAATGTCAGGTTCTAGGTTCCAGACGCGGTATAATGTCCCTATAGTCTATAGGAGACAATACAATGCGTACAAGTAACCTGGCCAATGAGGCCGTCCGTCAAGCAGAAGTAGGCCAAGTTTGGGAAGAGCAGCTCTCAGGAGCAGCTGGTACCCTAGTTATGGATACATTCAGAACGTTCCGTGTCCGTGCAGCAGGTGCTGTAACCGTGACGATCGACGGAACACTCGCAGCAACAATGATTTCTGGCGAGATCCTTCTCTTCAATTCTGGAAGCGGCCAACCTGTTAATGTTGGAGCAATTCCTGGTGGACCCATGGGCGTAACAAGCCGTGCGTCACAAACCAATATCGTAATTACTGGAACGGCTTTCGTTCAAGTAGCGCGGGACAACGTCCGTAAAGTTAACCAGTAAGAGGTGATCTATGGAACTGAAAGGTTTCAGGGAGTTACTTCTTAAAAAAGCGGCTAACGACCCTACATTACAGACATTGATCGACGTCATGAAAGACGAGATCATTGCAGAGAAAGTTCTCGAATCTCTCGAGAAGATGGCTCGTCCGCAAGCGTCCATGGGACGTGGTGCGAACGCAGGCGTTACTGCATTCGGCAATCAGATGAAGAACAAAGATGTAGAAATGATGCGAGACGCATTGTCGCACCATATCAACCATCATAAGGCTGCTCTGAAAAACGGACAACGCGAGATCGCTGATCAACACTTGAACAAGATCATTCCTATGATGCACTTGGCAGGTCGCGCAGCAACTCACTCTAACGGTCAGTTGGGATTAGACTATACTCCAACAGAGCCGTGGGAAACAAACTACACTACAACTGAACGTCGCCCTGAGACTGGTAAACTTAAAGAAGGTACCAAAGGTCTCCGTCGCCGACTTAATTCTGCGTCAAGAGATAAGAATCCTCGATCTGTTCCGGATTACCGCTATCTTGAAATGGCTCCTCACGAAGGACATGCAGATACGGCAAAGTCTCCACACAAAGGTGGATACCCGTTCGAAGAGATACAACTCGGATCGCCTGCAAAAATCGATGCTAAAGAAGCTTACTTACACTCACAAGATGTAGGCAAGCAAGATGCATTCGTTCCGCACCCATTCGATGAGCATCCTATCCATGACATTGCAGAGCAATCGCAAGATGACTTGACGCCAGACAAGATGGCGGAGTTTGCTGATGCTATGCAAAACTGGGGCGGATCAGAGCACAACAAGAAATGGCTTGAAGGCGTTAAGCGTCTTCATGCCGCAGACCCGCAAGCATTCGCTGCTCGCGGCAAGACAAAACCTGGACATCATTTCGAAGGTCTTCCACTTGGTGAACAGCCGCACAAAGCAGCTGGACCTAAGGTTGATATGGCTTCGTTGCCACCAGAACTTGCTGCTAAGTTTGCTAACAAGGTTCCAGCTCCAGCTGCACCTACCGAACAAGCCGCACCTGCACCAGTTGCTCCAGCGCCACAACAAGCACCAGCATTATCGCCTGAGCACATTGCAAATCTTCCACCTGCGTTGCGCGCTAAATTGGGAGTTAAGTAATGGATAAATTAGAGAAGATCTATAAAAAAATGTTAGCCGCGAAAGAGCAGCTTGAAAAAGCTCGCCAAAAGATGGCTGATGAGTATGATCCAAATGAAGACCCATACGAAGGTGAAACTGAGTATGACGGCACTGATCGTGACTTTGATCCTGATGAAGAGAGCGATGACGCTGACAAATGGTTAGCAGAGAACGATCCAGCTGCTGCAAAGCCTGCTGACGAATACTCTGAATATGAGCCAGATGAAGACGACGAAGCTCATCGTGCTGCTATTGATGAAGATATGGGGTCTGAGGATTCACAATCTCCAATGGAATCTCCCGCTGCACAACAGCAAGCTGCTCCGGCCGCTCGCGAAGCAGTGGCACAAGGTGAAGGCAAGAAGTCTCGCTGGCAACAACCATCGCGTGAAGACCTCATGTCGATGCGTCAGTACACTCGTCCATGGGAACAACGCGCTCGTGAGGCTCAGCAATTAAAAGCTGATCCTTCTAAGAATCCGCAACTCGCTCGTCAAGGAAACATTGTTGAAGCTCGTAACGCATCTCATGGAGACCGTAACGCTGCTTACCGTGAGTATACTAACTCACCTGACTACAAGAATGCAGATCCTATCCAACAGATGGAGATGGACGATCAGTTCGAAAACAACTGGAAGCAACAGAACCCTGAGCATTTAAAGAATGCTTTGAACGCTCACCACGAGGCTCATGAAAAGGGGAAAGGCGCTAAAGATATTCACGCTGCTGCGAAAGATGCTCAGATCCGTAACATCATCTCTGGTGGTGGACACGGTGGTGAAGGCTACTCTCTTGAAGAAGGTATGCAACACGCTGGCGGAACTAAAGGCGAAGAAGGAACTCAAGCAACTGTTAAGCAGGATCCTGCTACGTCGTTTGCTATGGGCAACCAAGACTTCTTGCGTCAGTATGGTGAAGACTATAAGAATAAAGGCAAGAAGGTTGGAAACATCGATGAGATGTCTAACTATGACGAAGGCGCTAAGCGCGACGTTAAACGTATCCTTGGTGAAGGTCCTAGCAAGAATCCTCAGTTTGAGAAGTTCTTCGAGCACTATCATCCAATGATTGGTATGTCTGCTAAGAAAGCTTTAAACACTCTTGGATTGGATGCTAATCATCCAGACATCGATCATTCTATGCTTCATGAAGCTGGAATGCACGGTCTTATCCAAGCGATGAATGATTATGATCACGACAACCCTTCAAAGGCTTCGTTTGCAACTCACGCGGGCAACAAAATTCGCGGATTACAAATGACTGCTTTGAAGAATCAAGATGCTGTTCCAACTGAAGTGCGCGCTGCACAGAAGAAGTTCGCATCTGGTAAAGCGTCTCCGCAAGCACCTAAGGTTGATTTGAAGTCTGTTATCCAGAGTTCAGGTCACCCTAAAGCACCGGACATGGCTGACCGCTTGCAACGTGTGGGTTCACAACGTCAAGCACAAGCAATTAAAGTTCGCAAACCGCCTACAAGCGGCAGACAAGGCGGAGGAATCTAATGCCAGTAAGTAAGACACCCTATAATCAACCATTCCCGCACCTAGGAATTGAGCAGGAAGGAACGCCAACGCGTTATCTTCCAGTTCCTACTCCTCAGACTCTGCGCGATGGCCCGCTGTTTGGAATTCCGCTTCAGTCATTTTTGACTGGCCAAGCTGTATCTGACGACGCTCTGCAGCGCTATATCACTGAGTCAATTTCAGAGATCGAGCACACGCTTGACCTCTACATTACTCCTGTAGAGTTCTTAGAGAACTGTGACTATAATGCTCACTTAATGTTTTGGAGCTTCGGCTATGTCAAGATGGCACACGGTCCTATTCTTGATGTTCTAAGCTACAAACTGACTTTCAACAATGGATATGGCAACAACGCACTCATCGATGTTCCGCTAGAGTTCGTGTTCGTGCAACCGCAAGAACAGACTGTCCAGCTCGTTCCGGCTACTGGCACAACCATAGCAGGTTTCGTTACCACTCTTTATTCGGGTGTTGGATTCAGCGCGCTTAACGCTGGCGGTATAACTAACTGGCCTGGTGCGCTTCAAATTAAGTACCGCTGTGGTTTCCCTGATGGGAAGCTTCCGGCTGTACTCTCGGCTCTGATCGAAAACATGGCAGCGTTTAAGATGTTGTCTGTAATGGGTCCGATCCTGTTTCCGCACAACGGAGTATCTATCAGTATCGATGGAACTTCGCAGAGCACATCAACTCTAGGACCTGCGTTCTTGCAGAATCGTTTGAAGGACTTACAAACTTTGATCGATAAGCAAATGGATGCAGCTAAGGGATACTATCAGAAGCGATTCTTGATAGACTATCTGTAAGGTGTAATATGGCAGACAAAAAGATGTTAGAAGTTACTCCAGATGGTAAGCAGGAACTTGTAGATGGCAAAGAGCCATTGAAGAAAGATCCTAAGAAGCTTAAGCAGAAGTGGAATGAGTTGAAGAAAGGTTTAAACAACCTCAATTCAATCATGGACCTTGCTGCAGCTTCTAAGGCCGATCCACAACCTGAAGAAGACGAAGATCAAGACGAGCAGATGGACCCGGAGATGATGGCGCAAATGGCCGCAGCTCAACAGGGTGAAGAGGGTGACGAAGATGAAGAATCTGAAGAGCCCGTAGAATCTGACGACCAAGAAGACGATGAAGAACTTGAGGAGCAACCTGAGGGTGATGAATCTGTCCAAGGGGATCTAGATCAAGATCCAGAAAATACCGAACCAGAAGACGACGTTGAAGAGCCGTCTGGCGACGATATTCCTGAGCAAGATGATGACGAAGAGATTGACAGCTACGATCAACCTGAAGTATCAGAGCAAGACGCTACTGATGTAGGTGGTGTTGAAGGTAATGAAGACGACGGCGGTGATGATGAGATCCAACCGGATGATTCCGACGAGGAAAGTGCTGTCCAGGGCGAAGGTGATGGAGAGTTCCAAGAGGACGACCAGGAGCCGAACGGCGATGACGACTCTGAACAGAAGATTATCCAAGCCCTACAAGATGAAGGGTATTCTGAACCTGAGATCGCATACATTGTCCGTGGGCACCACTCACCGACTTATGATGAGAGCGCAGAAGCTAAAGCGCAAGCAACGCGCGACATGTCTGGTGTCGATGTTGAGAATGCTAAAGCTGAAGGCGACGCTAATCTTAAACTGAAGATGCAACAGGCAGATCTTGAGCACAAGCATGCTATGCGTATGAAGGACCTTGAGTTCGAACACGCACAGATGATGTCTCCAGACCCTGAGACTGAGAAAAACCATAAGAAGCGCATGCTCGATCTCGAGTACGAGAACGCTAAAGCTCAATCGCCAGATGGCTCTGATAAAGAGCACCAGAAGCGTATGATGGACGTTGAATACCAGAATGCAATGGCTTCATCTCCAGATCCTGAGATCGCTAAGCAAATGGCTCAGATGGACGTAGAAGAACGCAGAGTTCAACTTGAGCTTCGTAAAAAAGAAGCTGAACTTGAATTGAAGTTTAAAGAGCGGGAACACGAGCTTAAATTGAAGCATGCAGAGATGCTTGCTCAGAAGAAGCTTAAAGAAAAGCTCGCCGAGAAACCAGCACCTAAGGCTCCTGCAAAGAAGCTAAAGAAGTCGGAAGATGAGGAATACGATGTCGAGGATTGAATTAGAACAAATTAGTGAAAACGAAGTTGAAGTAGTTCTTCCGCCTGAGACTCCAATGGAGATGGTGCAGCAGCTGACTAAAGGTCTGGCTGCTCGCGGCCTCATTGAAGACTTAGCTAAGAGCACAGTTTCGGTTCGCTACTTCAAGCGTCCTATCGATAAGGCAAACACAGTGGCTGATGAGCTCATCAAGTCTCTTTCTCGCCTTGCGAAAGATGATGAACTTCCATACTGGCATCCTAAAGCTCAGATGGCCAACCAGCGTCGAATCAAAGACGTTGAGATTGGTGAGCGCCGTGCTAAGCTTGGAATTAAGCAACCAACTAACATGTCACCTGCTCCTGAGCCTGGTGTAGTTCCAGCTCCCGCAACGCCAGCTGCACCAGCAGCTCCGGTCGCACCAGGAGTAGCAACCGTTAACACATCGCCTAAGATGTATGATCACACTCCTACTGCACAACCGACCGCAGGCGGTACTGGTAAGCGCTACGCGTATATCAATGACCCTGTGAGCCAATCTGAGCATGTAGAAGGCTGTCAGTGCGACAAATGCCTTGATATGGCAAAGTCTGGTTATGGACCTAAAGGCGCAAGCCAATATAACCCTGCTGACAACGCTCGTCGTAAAGCTAACAACACTGGCGATCAGACTGGCTTCGGTGCTAATACAAACACCAAGGCCTACACATCTGCTAAGTTTGCCGGCAAAGACATGCAATCTAGTCCTGCACAGAAACGTCCAGGACCGGTTAAGACAATGAAAGATATGTCTCCGGACGTCGTAGCACAGATCAAAGCAAGACATGAGAGCAAGCTCACTAAGAGCGGTTGGGCGAACCATAATCCGTTCCCTAGCGCAGAAGAAGAGATCATGCGCCTTGCTAAGAACAAGCCACAAGACGGCGAAGAGGCTGCAGCGCAGCAACTTGCTAATCTTATGGCCGGTAAGTCAATGCTAGGTGAAAACGTACCTCCGCAAGTTAAAGCAATGTTTGCAGCTCCTGCTCCGCAACCTACAGATGAACAGATGTTCGGCGGTGGCGTCGTAACTGAGGACATGGCTAAGGCTGCAGAACATAAGTGGAATAACAGCTTTAACAACTGGATGCAAGAGGCTGCAAAGCCTATCACTCAGCGGTTTGCATCCCAGGCTGAAGAAGAAGTGTACTGGGCAAATATTAAAGTTAGTGACAGAGACGACGGACAGTCAGGGTTTTAACCTGATAGAATAAGCTTAAGAGTCTGTGAACGGTCACGGATGCTTGGAACTTGGTAAGGTATGTTAGAAAAGAGTTTCCCCGCGGTTTCACCGCAGCTATTTACAGCGAACGGAACAGCGAATGGTGTTATCACTATTCCTGACACACGTCTATTCAAGGTCAAGCAACACATCCAGATCACCGGAACTGGACTTCTTACTTTAAATCTAGAAGTAAAAGAAGTCGCTAGTATCAACGAGATGACCGTTGGCCCTGTCAACGGCAGTATTCTAGCTACAACTGACGTCTCTGCATATACTACAGCAGTCGCAGCCGCAGTCGGTTGCCCAGCTCCCCAGAAGCGTCCAACCATTGGTGCGGATGACTTCGAACGTGCAGTATATGAAGAAGAACCTGTAGTCGCTAAAAGAGTTATCCTAGTTGATCAATATGGTCGCCCTATGGGAGGCGAAGACAATCCAATAGTGGCCGACGTTGACGTTACGGTAAATAGCGTAGGACTTTTTACACTACCATACGACAGCATAGCGGCAGCTTATCCCAGTTCAACAGTAGAAACATATCAATCATATCTAGGCGGCCTGTCAGGAACTCCAGTTCAGTTGATAACTGTCACTTATGTTGATGCAACCAAAAATGTTATGCAGAGTGTTGTCAGAACGCCTACGGGTCCATAATGGCTTACCCAACATGGTTAATACCTCAAATTGATGCTGTGCCTAAAAGAGATACTTTATGGATTTGTGTTTGTAATATTTGCCACACAGAAACAGACAATTATCTCAGTAAGGCAATAGGGAAATCTCATGCCATATAAGTTTAACCCATTTACTTCAAATTTAGATTATTACCAATCTGGTGGAAGCGGCAGCGGTGTTACGGGTATTTCTCCTACAACACCCAATGCTATAGCCACATGGGTAGATACAGGTGCAACTACGATTCAAAATACAAACACTTTTGTTCAGTCTGGTGGAGCGATTCAATCACCGGGTTTTTTAACTGACAGAAGCATAACTACACTTATTTCTATTCCTTCTGAGTGCTCTATGATCTCACCGGAATTAGAGATAGAACTATCTGGAGCTATTGAGATAGAACCAGACGGCGAATTAATAATAATTTAAGGAGATACGATGTCATCACCAGGAACACTTAGATTTGGGCAAGTTGCGACAAAACCGTCTCCGCCACCGTCGGGTTATGATCTCATCTACGTTAAAACAGATGACGTTCTCTATATACAAGATTCTTCTGGAGTTGAGGTTGCCCTTGGCTCTGCTAGCGCTATCACCTCTTTAACTGGCGATGTAACAGGATCTGGTCCTGGCTCTGCTGCCACTACTGTTAACTTTGTGGGTGGAGCTAGTGCCGCTTCTATTGCAGCCGCTGCAACTGCAATTGGTACTGCAACGCCCCTTAATATTCCAAATACCGTAGTTGAGAGAGATAGCTCTGGTAACTTTGCAGCTGGAATCATTACTGCATCCTTAAATGGAAATGCCAACACTGCTAGAACATCAATAAGCTTTACTGGTAGTTTGTTGGGCGATGTCACCGGAACACAAGGTGCAACTGTTGTTTCGTTTGTGGGTGGTTCTTCAGCTGCTAATGTGCACAGTGCAGAATTGGCAGCGAATGCAGCGACAGCTTTAAATACTGCGTCTACTATAGTAAAGCGTGATGCATCTGGTAACTTTGCCGCTAACGTAATCACTGCGTCATTGACAGGCAATGTAACTGGTAATTTAGTAGGTAACGTAACTGGTAACGTAAGTGGATCTGCCGCGTCATTTACCGGCAATTTAGCTGGTGATGTTACCGGTACTCAAGGTGCCACTGTCGTTGGTGCTATACAAGGGACTGCAGTTAACCCTACTGCACCAACTGATGCTCAATTCTTAGTTTATCAAACCGGCATAACTTCTTATAAAGCTGTAAGCATGTCTGGTGCCGCCACTATGTCTGATACTGGAGTAGTTACGCTCACTAACACTTCAGTAACCGGCCAACTATTGACAGGATATGCAACAGGCTCTAATACACCTATCACTGCAACAAATTCAATACTAACGGCTTTTGAGAATTTACAGGCTCAGATAGTTGCTACCGTTGGTGCTGCTATTACTTCACTAATTGGCGATGTAACTGCAACTGGACCTGGAGCTGCGACTGCAACTGTTGTTGCCCTTCAAGGACATGCGGTCTCTGCGACTGCACCTACCGATGCCCAAATTTTGATCTGGAACTCTGGCACCAGCTCGTGGACTCCAGAGAGCATGTCTGGCGATGTTCACATTACAGATCTAGGTGTTACAAGTATAGTTGCCACAACAAACTCTACAATTACCACCCTGTCTGCATTGTCTTTACCTGGTTCTCAGGTTACTGGAAATATTCCTGGAAATGCGGCAAACATTACGGCCACAACCAACTCTACATTGACGACTCTTACAGCATTGAGTTTGCCAACTACTCAACTCACTGGTACTCTTCAGGCAGCGCAATTCCCAGCGTTGACTGGCGACGTAACGACTACTGCTGGTTCTCTGGTTACCCATCTAGTTGCTACTACTAACTCTACGTTAACAACTCTTTCTGCATTGAGTTTACCAACTACTCAATTGACTGGTACTCTACAAGCCGCACAAGAACCTGCACATACCGGAGATGTAACGAATACCGCTGGTTCTCTAGTATTAAGTCTAGTTGCTACAACGAATTCGACATTGACGACTCTTACAGCGTTAGCTTTGCCAACTACTCAATTGACTGGTACTCTACAAGCCGCACAAGAACCTGCACATACCGGAGATGTAACGAATACCGCTGGTTCTCTGGTTACTCACCTAATTGCTACTACTAACTCTACGTTAACAACTCTTTCTGCATTGAGTTTACCTGGATCTCAGGTCACCGGTAACATCGCAGGTAACGCCGCTAATGTTACAGGTGTAGTGGCTATAGTTAACGGTGGCACCGGTCAAACTACAGCAAACGCTGGATTTGATGCTCTGTCGCCAATGACTACTCTGGGTGACATCATCTATGAAAATGCAACACCAACTGCTGCTAGACTTCCTGGTAACACTACGACAGCTCGCGAGTTTTTGACTTCTCAAGGTACAGGTACTCTAGCAAATGCGCCATCATGGAGTTCACTAGTTTCCGGTGATATTCCTAATAATGCTGCAAATACTTCAGGTACTGCTGCTAACGTTACTGCAACAACTAATAGCACATTGACATCATTACCTAGTTTAACATCTGCCACATCCTTAGCCCTTTTAGGTTCTCAAATCGGCGGATTTACTCAAGGCAGTGTTATCTTCGCTAGCGCAACTGGAACTCTCACTCAAGATAATGCTAATTTCTACTGGAACGACACTACATTGGCTTTGGGCATTGGTGTGCAGCCAGCTACAACAGCAGTTTTAGATATTGTTAACAACTCCGGCACTACTAAGGCCATTCAGGTTACTGGGTATGGCTCTAACGTAGGATTTAGCGGAAGAGAAGCAGGTGGTACACTTGCAAGTCCTTCTGCTACAACGAGTGGAACAAACTTGACATTCTTCTCTGGTGGAGGTTATGGCGCTACGGCATTCGCTGTCGCTAGTACTGGCGTTGTGAACATCGTAGCAGGAGCTACCTTCACTGATACATCTATGCCTACGTACATCGGCTTTAGCGTAACGCCGGTTGGTTCAGTAACTTCCGCAGAAGCCATGAGGATCGCACCAACAGGACATCTTCTACTCGGAACAACTACGGATGGAAGTCAGCTATTACAAGTTAATGGAAGTGCTCTCTTCGCTGGTATTGCAACTTTAAGCGTTGCTCCTATTACTTCTAGCTTGACTGGTTATCTATATGGTAATGGTGCTAGTCAGGTTACTGCTTCAACAACTATCCCAGGTACCGCTATCACAGGCAACATCTCTGGTAATGCTGCCAATGTGACAGGAATAGTTAACATTGCTAACGGCGGCACTGACCTTTCGACTGCGCCAACCAACGGTCAATTATTGGTAGGCAATGGTACTGGATATACTCTAGCTACATTGACCCAAGGTACTGGTATTTCCATTACCAATACTGCTGGTGCGATCACGATTGTAAACAATGGCATCACCCCTCTCGTGACCAAAACCGCAAACTACAATATTTTATCTACCGATGGAGCAATTCTTTGTGATACTTCGGGAGGAGCGTTTACTCTCACTCTACCTTCTCCCACTGGTCTATCTGGTAAAACATTCAAAATCATTGATTCAACTGGATTCTTTCAGGCTAACAACTTAACTCTGGCTCCTAATGGTTCAGAGAAAATTGAGGGGTTGGCAGCAAGTAAAGTTCTTCAAACACCATGGGGTTGGTTCAATGTGGTAACTGATGGCGTTTCGTGGTTTGTAGGTTAATTTATGTCTAAATATGTAAAACAATTATTCACTACATCTGGAACCTGGACTTGTCCTGCCGGTATTACAAACATAGTAGTTTGGGGTCGCGGTGGAACTGGCGGAGGCGGTGGCGGAGGTGGCGGATCTGGCGGCTCCACAACTAGCGGTGGAACTGGCGGTGGAAGTGGTGGACCAGGTGGATCTCTAACTTCTCTATCTTTTCAACTAACAGTTGTTCCTGGAACCGCTTACACAATAACTATCGGACAAGGTGGAGCCGGTGGTGCCGGTGGTGCAGGTGGTGTAGCAGGCGGTGCTGGGGGCACTGGAAGTAATGGAATCGTAGGAACTCCATCATCTTTTGATGGTATTTTATCTTTTCAACCTAGTGCTCCTGGTTTTGGTGGTACTGGAGGAGTAACAGGCGGTGCGAATGGAGTTGCAGGCACATATGGTCCTGGAGAATTTCAAGGAACTCCATCTTTGTCTTTTGCTAGTGGCAATGGTGGAGGCCGTGGTTCGGCGGGCTATGCTGGTTACGTACCAGTTGGAGCATGGAATCCATTTTTTACCTACGGCACTGCTGGCGCTGGCGGAAGTGCCACTTCGGGAATTGGGAGTGGAGGCGGTGGAGGCGGTGGTTCAGCACCAGTTGCAGGAGATGCGACTGGTCCAAACGGCTCTACTGGAGGAAATGGTGGTGCCTCTGGTTCTAATGGCGGAAATGCTCCAACAGCTTCTTCAGCAATTGCTGGATCAGGTGGACCCGGTGGAGGTGGTGGTGGTGCAGGTGGATTAAAAGCAACTACTGGAACAACTGGCGGTAACGGCGCAACTGGAGCAACTGGAAGTAACGGTCAGATTATTGTTACGTGGGTGGAATAATGGCAAAAATGGTTAGAGAATTATTCACTACATCTGGAACCTGGACTTGTCCTGCTGGCATTACGAATATTATTGTCTGGGGGCGAGGTGGCTCTGGTGGCGGAGGCGGTGGCGGAGGAGGTGGCGGAGGATCTACTACTGCTGGAGCTGGCGGTGGATCTTCTGGTGGACCAGGCGGAAGTATGGTAACTCTTCCATTTGAACTTATCGTCGTTCCAGGGACCTCTTATACTATAACCATAGGTACTGGTGGTGCAGGTGGTGCAGGTGGTGCAGGTGGTGTAGCAACTGCTGGTGGATCAATTGGAACTGCTGGTGGCGCAGGTTCATCTGGTACTGCAACTACCTTTGACGTCCTTTTATCCTTCCAACCAGGTCGCGGTGGAACTGGCGGTGGAGGCGGAGGAAGTGGTGGACTTAGTGCTACTGCTGGTGCTGGTGGTTTTGGAACTTATGGCATCTTACCGTTTCAACCGTATGGTGTTGGCGGTGGCGGTGGTGCAGGAACGGCGGGTAATGCTGGTCGCACTATATATGGTTCTCAATCTCCATTTTTTGTTAGTGGAGCTGGAGGAGCGGGCGGGGCTTCAGGTGGTGCAGGTGGAGGCGGTGGCGGTGGTGGAAGTTCAGCTGCTCCAGCAGGAGATGCGACTGGCCCAAGCAGCAGCGCTGCTGGAGGAAATGGTGGTGCCTCTGGTTCTAATGGAGGAAATGGTGGTGCAGCTTCATCTGCTATATCAGGCTCTGGTGGTGGAGGTGGCGGAGGTGGCGGAGGTGGTGGTACACTTGCAACGACTGGATCCACTGGCGGCATCGGAGCAAATGGAGCAGCTGGAAGTAACGGTCAAATTATTGTTCAGTGGGTTGAATGAAAAAATACAATTACTTTCAAGTTTTACCTTTGACTGTAGGCCAGAATCTATCCATAATTCACACATTATATACATTAATGGCGGTTGTCAATGTCTAAATATGTAAAACGAATTTTCACGTCTTCTGGAACCTGGACTTGCCCTGCTGGCATTACGAATATAACTGTTATCGGGAGAGGTGGCACTGCCGGAGGTAGTGGTGGAGGAGGAGGCGGTGGTGGTGGTGGAAGTTCTAATGGAGGTGGTGGTGGATCTGCTGGTTCTTCTGGACCCGCTAATATATCTTTACCGTATCCCGTCACTGTCGTTCCCGGAACTACTTATACGATCACTATCGGGGCAGCAGGAACTGCAGGCAGCGGAGGCGCTGCTGGAACAATAACAGGTCAAGGTGGTACAGGAGGTCAAGGTGGACCAGGTGGCAGTAGTTCTTTTGGGTCTTTGGTTTCATTTTTAGGATCTGCATATGATGGTTCTACTGTAGGTGGAGGAGGAACTGCTGCTGGAGTGGGAGCTATTTATTATGACAGCACCTCTCCAAAAGCATTTGGAACATTTCAATCATCTGGTCTATCTTTACTATATGCATGTGGAGAAGGTGGTACAGGAGGAGCAGCATCTACTGCAGGTGGCAATGCGACTGATACAACAACATTAGTAGGAGCACTTTCTCCTTTCTTCTTGGCTGGAAGTGGTGCGTTGGGAGGAACTGCCGGTGGTGTTAACGGAGGCGGAGGTGGTGGAGCTGGTGCGAGTGGCGGCGCTGGAGATGCACCATCCAATATTGGAGCAGCTGGTGGCAATGGTGGTACCTCTGGAGTTGCTGGTAGTGCGGGAGCAAATGCTTTACCTTCCACCGCTGGATCTGGTGGACTAGGTGGTGGAGGAGGAGGCGGTGGCGGATCAGGTGCCGCTGGAGGGAAGGGTGGCAATGGTAGTGCGGGAAGTTCTGGACAAATTGTCGTATTGTGGGTAGAGTAATATGGAGCACAATCCCCTATTGTGTGATGTAGTTTTACAGAGAGGTGGATCTTGATTTACGCGCAGATAAGAAATAATACAATTGTAAATACATTAGAACTTGAGGATTCAAGTCTTGTATCTTTATTCCAAAATGACTCCAATGGAGTTCCTTATGACTCGGTTCAACAGATAGACGCTTTGTCTCCTCAACCTGGGATTGGATGGATTTTTGATAATATTGGTTGGAATCCTCCCAACTCAACTACTCCACCACAAAGTGCAGTTCAAATTTATACAACACTTGTTCAAAATGCTATTATTTTTGGACAAAATCTAACAATTCAATTTGCAACTCAAAATATTATGTCAGGAATTACTCAATCGGGTAAAACACAAGCAGTATTAGATTACGCTTCAGACCTTTATACTTACCTTTCTACTGGATCACTCTATGTAGCCATCACAGAAATTCAAACAATGATTGCCGATACAAGCGATGCAAAAACTGCTCTTGCCCCTTTTATCACAAATAGCATACTATATTCTTATATGAATCAGATTCAGGGATATCTCAACCTTCCCTTAACCATAAACCCAGGATCGTAATGAAACAAATTACTATAGGTTTTTCTCGGGCTTGTACAACTTTTCCTATTTTCAGTTGGCTGATCCAATTAGTTCAAAAGACTAACTATTCGCATGTCTATTTGAAATATCACGATGAATATTTAGGGCAAGATATGATTTTTCAAGCATCGCATAGTGTTGTAAATTCTATGAGTTTGCCAGTGTTTTTAGCACAAGAAACTGTGGTTAAAGAATTCACATTCAATGTTTCAGATGTCACTTTTCTAAAAACTATGCAGTTTGCGGCAAATCAGGCTGGAAAGCCGTATGGAGTGCTTGAGATATGTGGACTTGCACTAGTTGAACTATGTGCCCTGATCGGAATAAAGATCCAGAATCCAGTGAAGGATTCTGGCCAGACCTACATCTGCGATCAATTAGTTGCGGCCATATTGAATGAATGTGAAAATGTTGTGTTGCCAACAAACATTAATAATATGATACCAAAGGATGTATTTGCTTTGGTATCAACTCTACCCGCTACATTATCAATCGACAAGTAAATCGCCCAAAGCCATAACATCACTCACTGTGATGCCTTCGACTTTGGTGCCAAGTTCTGCAACGCTAATGGCTGGAACTGGAGCATCAATCTGAAGAAGCTCAGAAAGCTCAGCAGCATAAGCTTCTAAATTTACCGGATCAACGTTGATTTTCTTATTTGCATCTTCAACGAAATTACCCTCTGCATCTTTCGCGGCGTATTTCCTCACCAATTCATTGCGCATCTGCTCATACATGATAGCATGCTCATTAAACTTCAATACGAGCTTTTTAAGCTTCCATACAGTCGCGATGGGAATGTGCGGCGACTGGACAATCTTTTCTAAAACTTCTTTCGCAGCAGTCGTAGATACAGTCAATAATTTCATGGACTCTCCTTGAGAATGTAGGTTTCAAATATCGTACCATACGTCTTATAATAAGTCAAGATTATTTTATTACGTACCCATTCTTTAGTGAAATCATATAGTTAAAGGTAAATCTTAATCTTTGGAGTATGTATGGAACTTAATGCAATCACTCAACAAGAAAGTCTAAGAGCATAAGCTCCTCAGACGAGATCGAGATATCGTTACCAAGCTCGCTGACAGAAAGCGTAGGGATAGCGATGTCTAGATCTAAGAGTTCGTTCAACTCGTTAACAAACAACTGACCGTTATCGCCTTCCAAAGGGACATTGCCTTGATCGTCGGTATCTAGGCTACCGTCATCTTTCTTCTTGCCGTAACGGTTCAAAGACGCAAGACGAACTTCATCATACTTGCTGTACTCTTCGTCGATCTTTTTGATGATGGTCTTGAGTTTAAATGCAGCTTTAAGCGGCAGTTTCTGCGAATTAAGCTGAGTTAGAGTCGCTTTAAATTTAGGGTCGATCAACCTAGATAACTTCATTTAGGCTCCTTTTTCTGATAGGATTATACTATGGGCAATTTCTTCCGCCAACTTTTTAGTGAAAACTCAGGTGTGAGCATGATGCGAGTCATGTCTCTCCTAGCACTATTTGCGGCAATCGGAATTGGATTCTACGGAATGACAAAACTCCCAGTCGATTATAGTGGAATCACTATGTTGACAGGTGTATTCTTGAGTGCTGCCTTCGGTGGTAAGGTTATGCAGAAACGCATCGAAGCTAACGGTGCTAAGTCTGATACCGAGATGACCACACGCCCTAATGAGGCTATGGCCCCGGTCTCTGAGAAGACTGTCACAAAGATCGACGTTAAGGTCGATAATCCAGACTAAAAACGACCGGACCTACCCTAATCGGATAGGCCCGATCTACTCCTCGGGAGAGTAACCGATGATTGCCATCGATACATATCCCTTGATTCAGATTTCAATCCTATCGCGTTTAAATCGTTCAAATGATAAAGATATCATTCGTTCTTGTCGTGTGTTCTTGGACGTCCTAGGGCCATTAGATTGAATTGTTACCAGCCCCCTCCAATAGACTACTGACTAACTACTGTTCATGTTAAGATAAGGCTAGGTATCTATAGGGTGGAGTCGAGATGGAAAAGAAAACCGGCAAGTCGCTTGAAGACAAAGTAGACGCTATTAGCGAACAGCTCCACAAGATGGACAAGGATTTAGCACTTCAACAGGCTGCATTCGTAGAACTGTCGCGCCACCATGAGCTGCTATATCAAGAACTTAAACGCTCAAACGATATCCTAAAAGCTAATACAGACTCTCTCAGAGAGCACATGCACAGAACCGAACTACTCGAGGATCTGGCTAACAAGATGGACGGACGTCTATCACCTATCGAAAAAAGACAAATTGAAGAAGACGCTGTTCGCAAGCACAAGCATGAGACCTTAGTCCGTTGGGGCAAGATACTTGCTGCACTTGTTGCATTTAGCGGTCTTCTAATGTGGGCTAAGCCTTTACTGCTTAAGTTGCTTCTCCCATAACTCTGGTATAATGTTATAAATAGGCCGTGAGACTTACCTCACGCCCAATTATCTTCAAAGGAGATAAATATGGCCCTACTTCCTCCAATTCCGGACAATCAGTCTGGCAACATGGGTGGCAGCTCTTCAGCTCCTAACCGTGCACCTGCTGCTAAAGTTATTCAAAAAGCTTTGGCAAACACTCGCGTTGCTAACCAAGTTGTCGCCGCTCTTAGCGGTCTTTCAACTCCAGCAGCTATCATCGCTACCCATGCTGATGCTACTACTGACTTCGCAGCTCTTATGGTCGGCGACATCGTCCTCCATATTCCTGCGACAGCTGGTAACACGTCTTTCGGCGTTGTTGCTACTGCTGGAACTGCTCCTGCAGCTGCAGTTGTTGGTGACTTGTACCTTGTGCACCGTCCAGTAAACTTGGACAGCAACATCGGTACAGCTCCCGCGCTCGTTTAATTTCAACTCGTTAAACTAGCTCTTATTGGGTCTGGTGTGTTCCACCAGACCCTTTATTTTTTCAGCCACGTATTCCGGATCGTTAAGTAATCGATTCAATCCGGAGGGGTGGGGCAATTCATAAAAGTTCACACCTAGCATCTTCAATGCGGTAGCGGCAGTTTTTCCTACAGCTATAATTGGTACATCTTTGTGGTGTGCAATGATCATTGCAAGATGGTTAAGTCTACCCTTGATCTCTTTCATCGTCAGTTGTCTATTGCCTGGTGTTGGTGTATTGACCAGATTGTGCATAATAGATATGTTTATCCCTGCCTTTTCAATCCATTCGTGCAACGTTTTACCACTACCGGTGGACATATCGAATGCTCCATTGCCCTTAGACGCTTGCGATGGATTAGATCCAATGAATAAAGCTGTGCGCGGTTTCACGATGTCCTCGGTTTAATCTGTAAATGATAAAAATCACCAACCGTAGAGCAATTGATTTCTAAGTCTAGCATGGCTGAACTATCTTCAAAGTCACTATATTTTTCTTTAAAATAAAACTCACTTATGCCTGCCTGCCACAACATTCTGATACACTTAGTGCAAGGAGATAGGGTGCAATAAAGTATACAATCACCAGTCTTAACTCCTGATCGCACTGCGTTACATAATAAGTTTGTTTCTGCGTGTATTATATAATTATATTTTTCTGGACGAGATGTGGGTAGAGAACTGTCTGGTCCACCCCTAACGAACCCATTAAAACCTTCTGCCGTAACCGCTAATGTTTTAGGGTCTATTAATAGGGCTGCAACTTTAGTATGTATGTCGTGTGACTGTGACGCTATAACTACAGCTCTATCGTGATAGATTTTAAGTTTTTTCTCTGAGATCGGGTTATTGGTTTGGTTAAACTTGTTATTTTTAACTATTCTCTGTATTTGTTCTAAAAAATGTGTTGCAGAGTAATCTAATTTCATAGTGTTGCAAGTAGCACAACTTGTGACACAGTTTGATGTTTGGTACCCAATAGAGTTATCCAATCTATCGATTCCATTGTATTTAACTATTGTGTGTTTATTTTTTTGAATGTTGGCAGGGGAAGCGTCACAGTAGAAACAATTTTGAAAAATAAGCCCCTTAAACTCATCTAAGGTTAGATTAAAATCATAATTTCTAGCCTTAGCATTGCCCTTATAATCTAGAAAAATATTATTGATAGATGTCGTTTTTAGCTGTTCGTCTGTTCGAGCATATCTATTGCCACAGTGGCCACATCCACTTGAGGTGCCATTAATTAAACTTGCAACTTTTATTGACTTAAGAACACCACATTTACACT